CGGCAGTAAGGGCAAATGTGCTACTGTATGTTGTGACAAGAGACACGAGGCTTGCCGCTATGTCAGCGGCGGAGCGTGCTGTTGTGTTGTTGTGAATTGTGATGTAATACCTTCCACTGCCACCATCAAGACCTTGATTGGCCGAACTGCTCTTTGCAAGCCACACCTCGTGGGTGTTGTTGATTTTGATAGCGTGAGTAGCCGTTGTAATGTCGTTGTTTACCACATCATCCAAAATACCATTGCTTGTAAAAGAAGCATCCCAACGAGCCGGTGAATCAGCAGTGTCTCCATGAAAACGAGAAAAATCAATTGTTGCACTCGCCTCTTGTTGCAGGCTGGTATCAATCAAATTATCATTTGTCATCACACCCTCAATGGTGATGAGGGCTTTGGGAAGGTTAAGGTCAAAGGCAAAACGAGAACCGCCAGCAAAGGGCATAGGAAGAGGCGTAACACCCCTGTCCACATTCATGGTGAGGGTGGTGGCCATCAACTCAATGATGCCGCCATCGTTGCGTACAAGGCGAATTGGGGTGCCCATCAGTACCGCCCTCTCATGGTGGTGCCGCCGATGTTGCGGGCCATCTCTTGCTGAATCATGTTGCCAATCTCACGGGCCAGTGTACGCTTGTCCGTGCGGTCAGTGATGCCGCCAGCGTTGACAGTGATGTTGAAGGTGCCCCCGCCCATACCAGCACCACTTGGATTATTGCGTTGAGTAAGCGGAACGACAGCCTCCGGGCCGTCCTCACCAATCATGGCGAGTGTGGGTTTGTTCACGATACCACCTTTAGCAAGGTGAGGAACTTTTGCAAACCCGGTGATAGAACGAATACTTCCAATCACTGGTAAATCGTACCCAGTAATGCTGTTCAAATTATCAATTAACAAATCGTTAATACCTGTTCGTACAGGTTCAATAAGAGTACCAGCAAGACTCCCTATAGCGTCTGTAATGCCGGTGAAAGTGGTTTCAAGAGTGTCCATTGAAAAGAAATCCTTGAGGTTATCGGGGATGATGTCGCTCCAACTCCAATCGGGTAGCAAGTCAGTCCATGCGTCAAAATCAAGCACGCTTGACAAATCCCAATCAAAGACTCCACCTTCACCAAACCAGTAAGAGTAAGTGAGTTCATCGGGAAGTGAGAAGTCAAACAAACCACTCCAATTGATGTCCCAATCAAACACTCCTCCCTCACCAAAGTAATGGTCGTAGGTCAACTCGTCGGGCAGTGAGAAATCAAACAGGGCATCGTAATTTATGTCCCAGTCAAAAACACCGCCCTCACCGAAGTAATGGTCATAGGTCAGTTCATCCGGCAGTTCAAAGTCAAACCATCCATCCCAATCAAAGTCCCAATCAAAGACACCGCCTTCACCAAAGTAGTGGTCGTAGGTCAATTCGTCGGGCAAGTCAAAGTCAAACCAACTGTCCCAGTCCAAATCCCAGTCAAAGACTCCACCCTCCCCAAAGTAGTAGTCCCATGTGAGGGCTTCGGGCATGGCGGGCAACAAGTCCCATAAGGCACCAAGTACCTCATCGGTTTTGGTTTTGATAGCCGTCCACGCTTCTTCGGCTTTTGTCTTGATAGAATCCCACGAGATAGCGTCCAATTTGTCGTTTATTGGTTTTATCACATTGTCCTTGAACCATTTAATGACACTTTTGAAAGCCTCAATCGCCATCGTTCCAGCCGCTTTGAAACCCGGCCCAATTTGCGACACCATGCTGGACATGGACGAAATCATGGAAATTAGCGACATTCTTTCACTCCCAATCTAAAAACGAATAATCCAATGGTACAACTTCCCTATCTCCGGCTTTGGCCTGTTGTTTCTTACGCTCAATCTCCTTATTGTTCTCTTCGGTTGATACCATAGCCCAAACAAGCGATTGCTTGAATAAGTGAGGGGGCATTGAGTAAACTTCCAGCAACGAAATACTAAAGTGTTTTGCGATAATATAAGCCCACAATTCTATTTGTGTGCTAAAATCTTCTATCGCATTATACTTGTCTTTCTTAAGGAAACTCTCTACCCTCACTCGGTCGGCTTGGTAAACCCCCCTTGTAGTGCCTCCGCCAACTCTTGTGGTTGTGGTAGCACCTTGCAGACCTGTTCTCCAACATGTCCTTTGAGGGAAAGTAATTCATCAGTAGTTAAACTGGGGTTGGTCTTGGTAATCCAATGTGAGAAAGCATGTTCCCAGTAGCCTGCCAAATCAAGAGTTACATCGCCTTTTTCCACACGAAGCATTTTTTGTGCGGCGGCTTGAATGTCAAGGAAGGATATATCTCGTACCCATACCTCAATGACCTGTGATTCATTTTCGGGGTCAATCCCAATCACATGCTTGGTCGTATCGTCATTCTTCAATAATAGGCTCTTGTTGGTTACCACTGTCTTTTTCATTTGTTTCCTCTCCATTGGATGCGGCTACCTCTTCGGTAGGGGCTTCCGAATCACCTTCAAGGGCCGCTTCTTCAGCAGGGCTTTCGGGGTCTTCTTCGGGAATGATACCTTCGTCATTCTGCTTGAGGCGCAGGATGATTTCAGCCTTGGTGCCGTACACAGGCAGGCCACGCTCTTTGCAAAGCGCACGCAGTTCTGCGACGGTCAATGAATCGTATTCTTGAATGTCAGCCGGGAAGGGGTTGACGACCTCTTCTTCTACCAGCGGTGCTGGTTCGTTAGCAGGAGCAGGCACAGGAGCCATCTTACCCTCCACACAGGCGTGGATGGCGTGGTTGTCTAACAGCGAAGCCATTTCATCGTCAAACTCCACACCGTTAGCCTCGCACACCCAACGGGCATATCCGAGTGCTCCAAGACGGCGGTATTGTTGTAGTGACTTTTTCATGCTTTCACCTCAGTATTTGATGATGGTATCCCGTGCAATAACCTTGATAGTCTTTGGCATGATTTTGAGTGTGGACTTCACCATACCCTTGTCTTCGGGAATTTGCAGTGGGGCTTCAATGATGTAATAGTCATCAATAATGAGCATCATGCGCTCAGTTTCACCAGTAGTGGTCGTCTTCTCAAAGTCAATGCGAATTTGATTGTCAGCACTTCCTTCTTTGCTACCGTTGAACTCGGTAGCCGAGCGCATTTTGTGGAAGAACAAGGGGTCATCCACACCAATTTCCATGGTCATCTCATAAGATGTTTGACCCTCAACCATAATGTTCGTGTTACGAGAACCACCGAATGGAACTTGCTCAGTAGCGGAATTGATGCTACTTTGACCTCCGATAGTGTGGAAAGCCTGCATACCAGTTTGTCCAGTTAGGTTGAAGTTCAACACTTGAGCAACTTGGACACCTGCCATGTTGATGGTGCCATTGTAAAACATGAATGGCTTTTGAGTGCAGGGCGCAATACCCGAAATGTATCTGTTGGTGTCCGTGTTGGCAGTATCGTCAAACATACGACGAGCGGCATATTTTGAAGGGTTACCGTTCAAACGAGCCGTATCTGTGTAGCACAAAGCGGCGTTGAAGTTCACGGCCAAACGAAGAGCGGCATCGTTGTCCGTAGTCATGGTGAAGTCAGTGACTTTGCATCCACGGAAAACACGGGTTAGTTCCTTTGAGTCAGTAGGGCCACCATCAACGGCCCCTTCGTTGGAGTCCACATTTCGGCGGCGTTGCGACACCTCAAGGCTGAATGATGGCTGATAGGTGTTGGTGAAGAGAAGGTGGGTTTGTGCATCGGTAATCGTTGCTGTGCTACCCGACACGGTAACAAGTGGGGAGTTTCGTGCGGCGGCGTTTGTGCCGTACTCTCTCAGTTGCACTGTTGAGCCGGAAGCGTGTGGGTATTGAAGAGGTTCATCCAAGTAAATCTTGGTTCCATCAACGCCGATAATGCGGCGAGCCTCACTGCGAAGAGCCGTGTCAAATCGGGTATCGGTGAAAGTACCATCCCACTGCAAAGCGGCATCACTGATGTCAGCATCATGAGTGGTTGTTACTGGAACATAAGTTATGTCTTGAATGATGACATATTCATTCTTTGCAAATCCACTTGCTGATGCAACTGTAATGAAACTTTGTCCTTCTTCCGTATCTGCGGCAGTGGTGGTATTGACATCGGAAGTAGTACCGTTGGTCACAACTTCACCACCGAGACAATACTTGAGCCATCGGGCACTGTGCATAGCAACCTCAAACGAGCCACCTTCGGTGATGAACTTACCCGGCACTTGCACGCTGGTATCTCGGCCAAGACCAACAACATGGAATCGCTTCAAGTCCATTTTGGTTTCGGGGAGGGTAAGAGCGTTAGCGATACCAAGGAATTGGTCAGTCAAAACAGATTCGCTGTTAGCACCTTGTGTCATTGCTGAATCAAGAGGAGGGGTTTTGTAAGGAAGAATGTGAAGAGAAACATTTGCATCGTCAATCGTGCCTGCTCCTGTGAGCATTTTAGGAGACAAGTACAAGTTTGGCCCGTCATTGCCCACGATGGTGAACACACGGTCTAAGTCGCCATTTTCAATAGCGGTTCCCGAACTTCGGGTGAACTTCACTTGAGAGCCAACCAGCATTCCATCGGGGTATCGCAAATCATTGGTGTCAAACAACACGGCGTTTGCACCTGTGAACACCAATTTTGAGTGGTCGCCAGCGGCGGGGTGTGAAAGGACAAATGTTCCATCACTGCCCGAAGCACATACGATACTTATTCCAACTTCGGGAGCGAAAGAAACCTCCGCCAAATCGCCCTTGTACACTGTTGATGGCATTCTTGTTCACCTATGGTATCAGTTCCGCTAAAATCACGACTTCAATTTGAAAGGTCATACGGAAAAGGAATTTGCTTCGGTCGCTTAAATCGGTGCGGGTTTTGAACACGAGTCGGTCAAAGTTTGTACCGTCGCCTTTCCTCTTTGTATGTATCACCCTCCGAATTTCGTTTTCAAGAGCCTGTAAATGCTTACGCCCCTTAACTGTACGGACATCAACCGTGATATTTATGCGTGTCGTTACAAAGTCGTAAAATAGTTCGGGTGCTTCTTCGTTATGGGCTGTTTCATACAGCAGGACATAATCGTGTTTGTCCAAGTCAAGACGCTTTCCTTTCTCGGCTGAAGTATCTGCAATGTCAAGCACGACAGGGCGGTAGTTGCTGGTGTTTCCACGGTTCCAATCGGACTGAAAGAGGTTGATGAGAGCGTCCAGCCCTTCTGTCCATGTAGCGACCATCACAGCCCCTCCTTCTCAATGATTTTCTTGAAGTCAATGGGGATAAAGAAACCGTTGTCGTGGCGCATGTTGTACCGCTCAAGGTCGGGGTTTTGACGCATCATGGCCTTGTCCGTAGCGTCTTGAATGAGTTTGTTCTCTACCTCACTGGCTGGCTCGCCAGTCTTGTTATTGATGGCCACGCCGTCTTGCATGGTGAAGCCCTTAGCACCAGCCTCAATACGCTCCATTTGTTCACGGAAAGCGGCAGGTTGTGTCGTAAATTGCTCACGAAACTGCGCCTGCATTTGCTTGTCTTTTTTGAAAACCTCTTCAATCATACGCTGATGAATTGTTTCACCTTGTTTGTTGAAGTCACGCTGATTCACTCAAACACCACCATCTCAATGTACTTTGGTAGTGTTCGTTCAATCTCTGCTTGGTATAGTTGCACCTTGCTGGCGAGGTCAATGTTCTGTGTGCCTTCGGGAATCAGCACGCTACGGTCGTCAGCCATCAATAATTCAATGGCTACCATCTTTGTGCAGATGTCCTCAATGGCTTTTTCCACATATCGCTCACCGTAGATGTAAGCAACCTTGATGGCGTTCCATTCAAAAAACGGATAGGAGTTGTTGAAGTAAATGATACCCATTTCGTAATCAATCCACCAGTCACGCAAACGACCAACATCCCCGCTACCGCTACCACCTTGTAGGTCAACAAGGAAAGACTTCTGTGTAATCGTACCAGTGATTGCATCCAAACTGCCAGTGACAGCAACACAGCCTGTAAAGGAGGTAGCCGTCTTACCTGTGTAGCGGAACACATCGCCACTTGCATCAATAGCCACACCAGCATTTACGAATCCTTCTGTTGATGCTACATTGATTGTAGTGCTGTCAAGATTTGAAAAGGTGGTGCTGTTGTTTTGCACTTGGTCAAGTTCTATATTACTTGAAGTGGTAACGATACTACAAACCTCACCAGCCTTGACAGGTCGCATGGAAGTAACCTTCACCACACCAGTGCCAAGGTCACTGTTGGCGGAGGCTAAAAATTCGTTATGAACTGCTACATTAGATGACGAACCTTCTAAAATAAATGCTGGTGAAAATTCTACAGCCGTCTTGTCCACCCTGTCTTCCTTGTTAATGAGGTCAGCAAGGTTTTGAGCAACGGTGGTGGCATCAAAATCATCACGCCACTGTCCTGTTCCCGTGCCTTGTGCGAGCGTTGCTACACTACCATTGCCGGGAGAAAGAAAAATACTTGCTGATGAAAGAGATGACACATCATTGAGTTTGATACGACATTCAGCGGCACCAATTTCACGATAATCGTCACCTTGCCACAGTTCAATGCGTAACATTTGTTGCACATTTCGGAACAAAAGAGGGCTTGTACCGACATAATCCG